GCTGTAGCACTTAAAGATGATAAAGTAATAAATGATGCTCCATTTGTTAATTGATTTGTATTTGTTGGGATTGTAATAACACCTGTTGTATTATCATACGCTCCTGAACCTGCAACGAATGAAAGCGAAGCTCTTGCTCTTGAATCTAAATAATATAAATTTGTTGTTCCTTCAGGAATATTATCTGTGGTAAGACTTACTGCTCCTGTTTGTCCATTTACAGAACTAACAGCATCACTATTGTCAACTTTATTCCAAACACTACCATTGAATATAGCCCAATCTCCTACTTTCCAATCAGTAATACCGTTTAAATTTGTACTACCTGCAACATTTACAATATAATAAAATCCTTCTGTCCCAACACTACTTGTTAATGTAGGATTATTTGTAGATGCGTTCCAAACTCCTTGATAAATTACACCACCTACAAGTCCATTAATTTGGTTTTGTAACTTACCAAAAGCAGTAAGCATTGTATCTGTAGAAAGAATTGTTCCTCCTGTTACATTAACACCTGTAAGTATTTTACCTGTTACTGATGCATTATTTAAAGTAACTGATGCAGCACCCGGACCTGAAGCTATAGCTTCTCCCGTAAGTGAAGTTATATAGTTACCTGATGCTTGTTTATTATTAAATGTGTTCCAATCAGTTGAACTTAAATATCCATCTTGAGTAACATTTGCTACTTGAATAGATATAGCAGGAGTAGTTCCTTCTGTAGATGATAAAGGACTATTTGCTGTTACCGATGTAACAGTACCTAAAGTCCAAGTTCTATCTGCACTTAAATCATAAGTAACTCCATTAATAGTTAATGTTCTACTTGTTGGAACTCCTCCTAATCCTGCAAGAGTATATGTTGGTATGTTTAAAGTATCAGATATAAATGTAGCTGAACCATTTGAACCTATTGTAGTAAGTGTTATTGAATTTTGCTTACCAAGAAATATATTAAAATCTTCTTTACTTAAATATCCATCTTGATATGGACGAGCCTGTTGAATACTAATAGAACCTAATGTATTTATAAGAGGAGATACAAATGTATATGTAGTTCCTGAGGCATAATTAGGTATATTTAATATATTTCCAATTAAAGTAGAAGGTCCACTTGTTCCAAGTGTTGTAAGCGTTATATCTTCTTGGTATGAAGTTGAATCTACACTTCCATCAGCTTTTAAAAATTGTGATGAAGTTCCTCCTGATTTTATAAATTTTGTAGCAGTAACATTTCCTACTAAATTAATATCATTAGTTGCACTATTACCAACTGATAAAACATCAGCTAATCCTGCCGTTAATATAGTTGGATTATTTATCCATCTTATACCTGATGCTGTTTTAGAAAGTACTTGACCTGTTGTTCCAATACTTAAAGAATCATCTTTTATATTTGTTGGTGTAATTAAAGATGATGTAATATTACCTACTAATACTATATTTTGAATTGCTGTATTACCTTTGTCAAGAACTTGTTGCAAATTATCAACAGGTAAATCTACCCAATTAATGCTTGAAGCACCCTTACTTAAATACTGAAAAGTAGTTCCTTGACTTCCACTTGTGTCCTCAATATTATTTGTTTTTAATAAAGTTGTGGTTATTTTTCCCGTTAAAATAATATTTTGAGTTGCAGTATTTCCCGAATCAAGAACCTGTTGTAAATTCTTACTTGGAAAATTTGAATTAAATAAATTCAATAACTCTCCTAATGAAAAGTTTTTAGTTGCAAGAGGTGTCGGAGATGGGATTGGTCTAATAGCTTCTGTACCTATTAGCCTGTCACTTAATTGTAAGGGAGTATCCGCTAAAGGATAAGTAGATATTTTCGACATTACATTTTTTTTAAATTATTAAACAACAATTCTGATTTCGCCTGTTGCTGTTTTGTAAATTGTATTAACAGCAAGACCTCCTGCAATAGCAGCAGCATTATTAGCATAAGTAGAAAGAGTTGTATTACCTACTTTAGTAATAAACTGTCCTGTTGTTGTAGCAAGAGTAAGAATATCAGAAAGAAGAAAATTCTTAGTAGCTAATGCATCACTAATGTCCGTACCAATAACATAATCATCCAAATTAGGAGGAGTAGGTTGTGGATATATGCTAATTTTTGCCATTGCTATTTAGTTTAAAGTTAATAGGTATAATATCTTGTCAGTTAATGCAAGCATCTCATCCATTATATTTTGAATTTCTGAAGGGTAATTAGCTCTTTCTGTATCAATAATTGAACGTAGTTCTTTTAAATGAGAAGTAGCATCCAAAACTTTTGATTCAGGAATAATAATTTCAACTCTTTTAAATCTTCCAAAATAAGCCTCACTAAATTTATCAGTTAAATCAAGGATACCATCATAATAAGTATTTAATGCTTTATGTTCTGCAAAACTTGTAGTTTGAAGATGTGCAATATGCATCGCATCTCTTGAATGGAACAATGTTCCTATAAATTTACCCGGAGTCATATTATTTTATATTTTTAGTAACCATTCCTGTTTGGATGTTTATAACTGAATCAGCACCGTACTTTTCAATTAAATCATTCTCATATTGACTAAACTCTAATTTTAATCCTTCAATATGTTTTAATATACTTTCTTTCTGTAACTCACAATCAGCTATAGCTAATTTAGCTTGACTGAATTTTGAGTTCATTTCTTGAATTTTTGCGATTTCTTCTTGTGTTGCTTTTTGATTTTCCATTTTAATTTGATTAGTTATTTTACAAAGATATAAAAAAATTAGTGTTGATTATTATCTCTAATATATAGATAAGTTGTTACTATTAATATTATAATTACCCCAATCCAAAAGAATACATTAGTACCTTTTTCAACTTCTTTTTTTACTTCATTAGACTTAATATCTTTTTTTACTGAGACCTTAATAGAAGCCTTCTGTTCGACTTTAGTTTTACTTGTATCTACTAAGACTACTTTTGTTTTTTTGTACCGCAGAGTGGCGTTAAAATAAGCCTTATTATCTATTATGATTGGTTTAGTACTGTCTATTGGAGCAATCTCTAATTCATCTGAATTAGTTATGATGCTAATATGATTTTCTTTTGTTATTATATTTTGTTTTTCAGCAACAAAAGTGCTATCAACCTTAGCTAATATACTTGATTTATTTGTTACTACTTTTCTTGAAGCACAGGATAATAAAAAAAAACTAAGAAATATTACTATAATATGTTTTACCATTTTGTTTTGTAGCTTTAAGTATTTGTTTACGTTGTTTACCTGTAGACTCGTATGACACGTGAACCCAATCAGGGTTATTATCTGTACCAAATTCCCAAATTAATTGGTCAAATGATAAATTGTCTTTGATGTAATTAAATATTTCTTTATTAGTAATATCTGTTCCATCCATATCAATATCAATCGCTTCTCCTGAACTGTGCTGAGATGTGTTAGCACCTCCAATCTTAGCATTTAGTTCTTTACTTCTATAACCCGAACTAATTCTGATTGGCTTACCAAAATAATTTCTAATTGGTTCAAATACTTTTTCAGCTAACAGTTTTAAGTTTTTAATATGCTCAGGAGTTGGCATATTACTAATTCCTACTCTTTTTGCGGATTCACTTCTTGTTAATTCTGATAAGTCTAAATGCTCACTAATCTTCATTTCAATCCGTTAATATCTGTCTTTAATTCTTTTGCTCTAAGAAAAGCTTTTTTTAATAATACCCAAATATCAATTTTAAATGATGCTTCTATATTTTCTTTGATTGATACTAACTCAATAAAGATTAAAAGTATTGAACATATTTTTGTAAACATAAACTCAAACCCAAACCATTTTGATATAAACTCATTTAAAACAAATTTGTCAATAACAAAAAGAAATATAATACATATCTCATACAATGCCATCTTTGAAATGATATTAGATAATTTTCTGCTTTTAATGCTACACCATCCTTCTAATTTTACGCTTTTAAATACTCCTGTAAATGTATCAAGAGCAATAGCAGCACCAACTGCAATTAAAAGACCATATATCGGTACAAATAATAATATCAATGATGATAATATGTAGTTAATGTATTTCATTATTTGCCTTGACCTTTATATGATTTAACATAATTCTTGCTTGACTTTAATGAACTTGTCTTTGACTTTGCAGCAACACCTGATTTCTTAGCTTTTGCTTTAAATAATCCATCTTGTTGTTTTACCTTTGCCATATTACCAAAGAGCGGTTATAAGTGTTGCTGTTCCACCTGATTTAACTTTAAGAACTTGAATCGGCAATGTTGTTCCTGCAATTATACCACTTATAGTAACATCGTCTCCACCAATAGTGACAACATTTAAAGTTCCTGCTCCACCAACATATAAAAAACATCCTGCATTACCTATTGTAGTTTGAGAAGACGCTTGATAAACAACAAAAGATTTTCCTGTTGCCAAGAATATATCAGCATTTAACAATAATTGAGTATTACTAACTACTTGTAGTACTGTAGCTGCTGTTCCATCAGTTACGTTATAGACAATGTCTCCTGTTTTAACTTGTTTTGTTGAAAAAGTAGACGCTGAATCTACAAGCGCACCTACAGATACAGATGTATTTGTCCCGGATGTTATCTGACTTGGATAAGGAACATTAGCGTTATCTGATTTTATAACAGATAATGCTCTTGAAAATGTTGTTTTAAATACTGACATTATTTTAATATTTTATTGATTAACAAATTAGGATTATTTAATCTTTCCTTACGTTCTTTACAAGGAAGACATTCTTCTTGACCTTTTGACTTAGCATAATTATCAACTACTTTTTTAATTCCTGTAGTTTTAGTTATTTTTTCAATAACATCTCCAAATCCAAGTCTTTGAGTTCTTATGTAATGCATACAACAAAGATATTAAAAGTTTTTTATTTTATTTGCGGTGTTACTCAATGAATTATACCGTAATTTTTCAGGAGATATATTTAATCTTTTAGACGCTCTATCTATTGCTCTTTCAGCAGCACTCATAGCATTTCTTTTAGCACCTTCAGGAGTGAAGGTTTTGCCATCTTCTTTTAGATGACCACGACTCTGCAATATTGATATTGCTTTAGCTCTATCGCCTACCTGTGCGGATAATCTATTTATTAATTGTCCCTTACCTGTAAACTTTTGAGTTATCATTTTTTTGGTTTACTTACATTGCCTTTTAAAAAAGACATTTTCCCATTTAGGGAACTTTTTGATTCAAACTTCTTTGCTTTTTTAATTATGTTTTCTTGTTTAAGCATTTGAGAAGTAGGTTTCTTACCTGAACCTTTTGCAGCTCTAATATTATCCCAAAGACCTCTTTGAGAAACAGAACCGTCTTTTCTTTTTATCATTTCTTTCATTAGTACTTTCCTCTTCTGCCTTTAGGGTTAGGAGTTGTTGAACCACCTGCTCCTGCCCATAAGTTTTTACAAGCCCAATATCTTGGAGTTAATTTATCAGTAGCCGTATCACAACTATGTCTTGCTTTAAAACTCCTACGAGCAGCAGGACTATAGTTATTTCCATAACCCTTTGCTCCAAAGTGGAGGAGTTTTTCCTCCCCATTGGAACAAGCTTTTACCATCTTTTTCTTTCCCGGTCTATCAGACGGAACAGGACGGTTACATTGCATATTTGCCTTATCAGCCATATCTTATGCGGAAAAGTCTCTACTGTGATGACCCGGTACTTTTTCTTCAGCAACTATTTCTTCAACAATTGCTTCTACAGCAACTTCTTCTGAAGCTACTTCTTCTACTATGATGTCTGCTTTCTTAGCCATTTTGCTTAGATTTAAAAATTAACAATAAGGATTTTTTGATTTTAATCCTGTTCCTGTTGCAGCACTTAAAATTCTATTAGAAGTGCCATTACTTTTACCTGACATAGTACCGACTTTCTTAGCCATACTAATATTACCACCATTGCCATTTGGCATTTGCATCCTTGAAGATGAAGGTAAGTTTGGAGTGTCTTTAATATCTGACATCTTATTTCTTTTTAATTGCCGCTTTAACAGCCTTTACGCCTGCCGCTTTGGAAGGTCCTTTTAATGCATTCTTAATAGCAGGTTTTGCTGCTGAAGGCATCTGCATTCTTGATGATGCAGGTAAACTTGGGGTTGCTTTTGATTTTGCCATTTTGTTTAGTTGTTAAATTGTTGTCCTAATCCTGTTTGTAATCCTTGTAATCCTTTTATGTTTCCAAAACCGCTGCCGGCTTGTCTACCTTTTTCTTTCTTCCTTCCAACCATATCTTTTAGTTTTTGGTTTTCATTCTGAAGATTTCTTATATCAGTAATCTGTTTGTTCTTAGCAGAAATTTTACTTAAAGTTTCAGCCAAAGTAGCCTTAGGAGCTTCAACTTTTTTCTCTACTTTAACAACTTTCTTTTCTGCTTTTGCCATTTTACTTTTTATTTTTAGCTATTATTTTACTGTATTTATCAGCAGATTTCTTATCTGAACTTTGAGAACTAAGTAAACTTTGAACTCCTTTATCCTCATATCCAACTGTTGGAACAATCTGTTTTAATGCAGCATTTTTATAATTAGCAGATTTTTGTAAGCTATCTCTAACTTCTTTTAACCTACCTATTGTTACCATTTTTGGCTCAGGGGTATTAGCTAAAGGTGTATCAGGTCTTGATGATTTCTTTGCCATAACTATCTATATATTGGTTCAGGTGTAGCTGCTAAAGGAGTGTCAGCTCTTTTAATAATTCTGTTTGATTTTGCAAGTTGTCTATCTGCTTTAGCTCCTGTTGATTTATCATATTTAGTATATGCTTTAGCGGCTCTAAATACAGGACGACCAAAATCTTCAATCATTTGTTTCTTTTCAGCTTTAATTGCTTTACTTTTTTCCATTATCGTATTATTTATAATTAATAATATATTTGTAACAAAGATAATAAATTAAATTCAATGAAATCAACACCTAACGATTACTTAAAATTTTGGAGAGTAATAAGATACTATATGAAATCCAAACACGGACTCACTCAAGCTGACCTTGATATGATTCTATTCCTATACTCTGAACAATATTTTAGCAAAGATAAGTTTTTAGAATTTAATGAATTACTTAGTTGGGATGTTAAAAGATTTGATAGACTACTACGTGATAATTGGATTCACGTATTCCGTAAGCGTTATGGAAAAAGAAAAGCACTTTACCTATTATCAGATAAAGGGATAAATCTTTGTCAAGATATTTATAGAAAACTAAACGGGGAAGAAATCCCCGTTAGTGTAACTCAAAATTCAATGTTCCATAAGAACGTATCATACAACGATAAAGTATATCGCAATATGATTAAAGAAATGAATGCTGTTATAAAACAACAACGACATCAGACTCCCGAATAATGGTGTACTGATTCTCATTTATAATCATTGTGAATCCGTGATTCTTATCATAATAAATATCATCTCCTGATGAGATTGCTGATACCTCAGTACCCGGCTCAACAACAATACCACGCTTATAACGCATTTGGTTTGTGTCTTCTCCTGTAAGTAGGATTCCTGATTCTGTTTTTATTTCTTCATCAATATTACTGATGACAATGTATTTTCCTATTGGTTTCATAATTTAATTTTTATATTTTTTGCTCTAAAATTATCTGTCTGTGAGTGACAATTTGCACATAATACTTGCAAGTTCTCAAGTCTATTATCGTTATTAACTCCGTTTATATGATGTATCTCAAGAGGTATATCTAATTCATTCCATTTAGAAGAACCACATTGTTGACAAGTATTATTGGCTTCATCAATCAGTAATCTTCTTATAGTCTGAATATGATATTTTTTACCATCAGTCAATCCTTTAATCAACTTTTTTTTATGAGTATCTGCAGATTTATTGATTTTAGATATTTCTTTATTAATTTCACTATAATTAATTTCACTAAAGACACCTCTACTCCAAGCGTCTTTAGTTCTTTGACTTAATATTTTTCTTAAATCATCGTTAATTACTCTTGAATTTCTACATTTTAAACTGCAATAACTTATTAATCCCCTTTGTCTTTCAAACTTAGACCCACATTTTTTACATAAACTCATCTAAAAAAAATTTAAACAAATCTATAACATTTATTTATAATGATTCTTCGTA